CCCGACAAATACCTCCCCGAGCGTCTGAGCCACGAAGGGATCGACGTGAAAGCCTGCGCGGCCTGTGGTCGACAACTGATCGACAACGACAAGCGGCGGAAGTTTTGCGACGCGACGTGTCGCAAGCGCGGGCATCGTGGCGTGGAGTTCGAGCCGGTCACCGAGGACTCGTCCGCGTTGATCACGGCCGTCAGAAACGAGCTGCGTGAACTCGGTGAAGAGTCGTCGGCGGTCGGGTTGGCGTTGATCGCGGTGGCGGTGCGTATCGCTGAGAAGGCGGACACGGCTCAGGGCGTCGCGGTTGCGGCGAAGGCGTTGGATGAGGGTTTGATTCGGTTGCGTGAGCGGCGGCCGGCGTCGGTTGACCTGGTTGATGAGTTGGCGGCGTTGCGTGAGTCGCGGCGTAGTGGCTGATCCTGCGTTCTCCTGGTCGCCGCCGGCTGACCGCACTGATGGTGATTTGGTAGCTCGACTGTCAGCGGAGTTGGGATTGGTTCCCGATGCTGGTCAGTTGCAGTTTCTGGATGCTGTGTTTGCGATGAACGGTTCGATGCCGTCTGCGCGTGATGTGGCGTTGGTGTGTCCGCGGCAGAACATGAAGACCGCGGCTCTGGCGATGGTGGCGTTGGGTTGTTTGTTTGTTGTGCGTGATCGTCGGCCGGTGGTGTGGACGGCGCATTTGACGGCAACAGCGCGTGAGGCGTTTCTTGATCTGGAATCGCGTATCGGTGGTTCTCGGTGGGCGTCGAAGGTGAAGTTTCGGCGGGTCAATGGTGAGCAGGAGATTGAGACGGATTTCGGGTCTCGGTTGTTGTTCCGTGCCCGGTCTGGTTCTGGGTCGATTCGTGGTTTGACGATTTCGCGGTTGATTCTTGATGAGGCGTATGCGTTGACGCCTGAGCAGATTGGTGCGATGTTGCCGGCGATTTCGACGGTGGCTGATGCCCATGTGTTGTATGCGTCGTCGGCTGGTCGGCGTGAGTCGGTGGTTTTGCGTCAGGTTCGGGATCGTGGCCGTAAGGGTGGCGATCCGTCGTTGGCGTATTTGGAGTGGTGCGCGCCGGATCGTGAGTGCGCGGTTGAGGATTGCTTGCACGTCTTGGACACGCCTGGTTGTGTTCTTGATGATGAGGATTTGTGGCGGGTGGCGAATCCGGCGTTGGGTTCGCGGATCGCGTTGGATTCGATTCGGGCTGAGCGTCGGTCGTTGCCGCCGGAAGAGTTCATGCGTGAGCGTCTGGGTTGGTGGGATAAGCCGCTTGAGGACGTGAACTTGCGCCCGATTGATGTGGTGCGGTGGAACGAGCTGGCCGATGAAACGTCGACGACGACTTCGCCGATGTTTGGTTTGGCGGCGTCGGGTGACTCGTCAATGTTCAGTGTGAGTGTGGCTGGCCCGAATGGTGATGGTCGGACGCATGTTGAGTTGGCGATGCAGCGGCGTGGGTCTGACTGGGTTGTTGACTGGTTGGTTGAGCGGTGTTTGAAGTGGAATGCGTCGGTGGCGTTGGATGCTCGTGGGCCGGCTGCGTTTCTGATTCCTGATTTGATGCGTGCCGATGTTCGGGTGTTGACGCCGAGTCCGTCGGATTATTCGGTGGCGTGTTCGCGTCTGGCTGATGATGTGGTTGAGGGTCGGGTGTGTCATTCGGGTCAGCCGCAGTTGGCGTCCGTCATTGATATTGCGCGGCGGCGGCCGTTTGGCGCGTTGTGGATGTTTCAGCGCGGTGTTGGTTCGCAGGATATTTCCGCGCTTGAGGCGTTGGTGTTGGCGAAGTGGGCGGCGTCAGCGAACAGTGAAGTGATTCCGGCTATTTACTGAGGGAGCGTGTTCCGTGTCTGGTTTGACGACCGCTCTTGAGGTGATTGGTGGCGGGTTGCTGATCGCCGGCACCAGCGTCTTGTTCGGTGTTGGTGCTGGGTTGATTGTTGCCGGTGTCGTGCTGCTGGCCGTGTCTCGCGGGTTGTCATCGTGACGTTGTTTTTTCGTGGCTCGTCTGTGAAGCGTTGGTATGGCGACACGTTGGCTGACGCTATTCGGTCGCGTGGCGAGTCGTCGTCGGTGTCGTATGAGGCGTCGCCTCGTGACGCTGTTTCGGTGACTGCTGCTGGTGCGGCGATCAACCTGGTCACTGACATTTGCGCGATGTTGCCGGTGGACGAGTACGAAGAAATCAAGGGTTTGCAGTCGCAGGTGACGGCCGATTCGTTGGTGAGTGACCCGCTCGGCAACAACTCTGGTTGGCGTCCATTCGCGGCGTCGCTTGGCGCGGAGTTGGCGTCGAATGGGAACGCGGTCCTGCAAATCGTGGAACGGTCCACGCAAATACGTCCGACCGTGCTTCGCGTGGTGCCGATGCATTGCGTCCGCCACCAGGTCGAGAAAGACCGAAACTTGTGGTGGTTCGACAACGTGCCGGTGGACGACGCTGACGTTCGCGTTATCGCTTTGCGTCCTCGAGCTGGTCACGTGTTCGGCCTGTCGCCGCTCGCGCAGTTCGCTGCGTCGAACGGCTTGGCGTTGCACGCGCACCGTTTCCTCGGCCAGTTCTATGCGGACGGCGGTCACCCGTCGTCGGTGATCACGTCGAGCGGGAATCTGACCCGTGAGCAAGCGAACGATTTGAAGCAGGGTTGGTTGGCGACGTTCCGCAACAAGCGCGAACCCGCGGTCCTGTCTGGTGGGTTGACGTACTCGCCGACTCAGTTGTCACCGGTTGATGCTGATTTGTTGGCGTCGATGAAGTGGTCGGCGTCGGAAGTTGCGCGCGCGTGGGGACCGGGCATGGCCGAAATCCTCGGCTACGAATCCGGTTCGTCAATGACGTACGCGAATATTGAGTCGCGGATGCTGCATTTGTTGACGTTGACGTTGGACCCGTACCTGTGCGCCATTGAGCATTCCATTTCGCTGCTACTGCCGAACCCGCGTCGTATTCGAATCAACCGCGGCGCGTTGCTGCGCACTGACCTTTCGACCCGGTACGCCGCCCACGAACTCGGTATTCGTTCCGGTTTCCAAACGATCAACGAAGTCCGCGCCATTGAAGACATGCCCCCCGTCCCCTGGGGCGACCAGCCACCGCCTCAGAAGGTTCCAACGATGGGAATGCCATGATGATGAATCGCCAGGAGCTGTATGCAGCGCCCGCTGACCGTCCGCGTTCGCGGCGTGCCAGCGAACATGGCCACCCCGGCGTGATCGCTGCGCGTTGGGCGCCGGTCATGGACTTGCGTGAGGTCACCCGTAACGGCATGACCACCATTCGAGTGGGTGGTTGCGCGTCGACCGTTGAAACGCCGTACGAGATGTATGACGAAGCCGGCCCCTACACCGAGGTTGTGGGCCGTGGCGTGTTTACCGCTGCGCTGCTGTCCAGCCCCGCTGTCGAGTTCACCGTGAATCACGGTGCCGGTGGGGGACTTCCGATGGCGCACACCCGCAACAACACCCTGGACATGGCTGAAACGTCCGAGGGTTTGGACTTCAACGCCTACGTCGACCCGCGCCGTGCCGATGTGCAGGTCATGCTCGCGGCCCTTGAACGCGGCGACCTCGCGGAGGCGTCCTTCAAGTTTCGCATCACCCGCGGAATGTGGTCACCGGACTGGACACAGTTCCGCATCGAAGCCATCGACTTGAACGGTGGTGATGTGTCGGCCGTCAACTTCGGCGCGAACCCCACCGCCTACACCGTGCTGCGCGCCGCGACTGCGAGCGACGAAGCACGCGCCCGGTACGACGCCACGTCGCACCGCCGCTAAAGCCCCGGCCGTCCTGGCCGTGCACGACCGCATCGCGCAATAGCCCCGCGTTCGCCTGGGGACTGCCTGTCGCGGAACGAAACCCGTTCCTACACAAGGAGTCCAACCATGACCGTTGCCCCCGAAAGCGATGTTGCCGCGCTGCGCGCACGCATCGCCACCATGTTCGCCGAACGCAACGCGGCCGCCGATGAGGTCCGCGCGCTGCTCGGTGCCGAGACCGTCGACGAGGACGCGCTGACCGCAGCTCGTGCCCGCCGCGACATCCTCGACGCCACCATTGACCGCGACCAGGCCGCCGTGGCCGAGGTTGAGGCCGACAACGCCCGCGCTGCCGCTACCCGCGCCGCGCTCGCACCGTTCACCACCCCCACGCCCGCCGCCCCCGCGGTACACGAGGCCCGCGCCGTCGTGACCCGCGAAGAGCGCACCTACCACGCCGGCAACGACCCCCGCGGTTCGCGGTTCCTCGCCGACGTTGCCGCCCGCTTCACCGGTGACTTCAACGCTGGACAGCGTCTCGCCCGCCACTCCCAGGAAGAGGTTGTGGAGTACCGCGAGAAGGGCATTCAACTGCGTGACGTTGGCACGTCGGCGTTTGACGGTCTGACCGTTCCGCAGTACCTCACCGGCCTGTACGCGAACACGGCGCGCGCCGGCCGCCCGCTGGCCGACAACGCCCGCCGCCTTGACCTCCCGGCCGACGGCATGACCGTCAACATCGCGCGTGTCACCACTGGTGTGACCGCCGCGATTCAGGCCACTCAGAACGCGACCGTGTCCGAGACCGACATTGACGACACCAACCTTGTCGTTGACGTTCGCACCATCGCCGGTTCGCAGGACGTTGCCCTGCAGGCGATTCAGCGTTCGACCGGTGCGGAAGCCGTGGTCCTCGAAGACCTGATCATGGCGTACCACACTGAGTTGGATAACCAGCTGATCAACGGTTCGGGTGCCTCTGGTCAGCACCGCGGTATCCGGAACGTGTCGGGTATCTCGCCCGTCACCTACACCGACTCGACCCCGACCGGGCTTGAGGGTTACGGCCCGCTGTGGGCCATTCAGGCTGCCATCGAAGCGGCCGTGTACCGTCGGGCCACGCACTTCGTGATGCATCCGCGTCGTTTCAACTGGTTCGCCTCGACCGTTTCGACCAGCCAGGCGCTGGTTGGTTTCAACGGCGCGTCGGCCCTGCAGTTCGGATCGACCAACGACGCCCCGTACGGCGCTGGTGTTCGTGGTTTCCTCGCTGGCCTGCCGGTCATCGTTGACGCCAACATTCCCACCAACATCTCGTCCGACCAGGACACCATCCTGGCCGTCAACGCCAACGAGTTGTTCCTGTGGGAGCAGCCCGGTTCGCCGCTGTACATCCGCGCGGAGCAGCCGCTGGTTCAGAACCTCGCGGTCCGCATGGTCGTCTTCGGGTTCAGCGCGTTCACTGCAGGCCGTTACCCGGCTGCGCACGGTGCCATCACCGGTACCGGTCTTGGCGGCACCCTGACCTACGGCATCGCCGCTTCCTAACCCCGTCGGGTTCTCTCACTCACCGCTCACAAGGCGGTGGGTGGGGGTGCTCGCCTGGTAACACGCCTCACCCGCCACCAGCCTGGTGAACGGGTCAACCCTGCACATTCTGGGAGTCCTCATGACCCGTCAATCTGGCCCGTATTATGACGAAGAGTTCCTTCGTCAGGGTTCGCCCGCGAACACCACGTTCGCCGAGACCATGTCCCGCGTCATCACCGTCAACTCCGGTGTGACCATCGGTGCGACCGGTGTGGAGCACTCGACGGCGGTGCCGTTGCAGTTCGGTGACCTCGTCACCAACATCACGTTCGTCACGTCGGGTACTGCGGCGGCGACGCCGACCGCCGGCTACGTGTGTTTGCGTGATGCGAGCGGTGCGCTGCTTGCGCAGTCCGCTGATTTCGGTTCGACCGCTCGCGCCGCGAACACGGCGTTCACTGTCGCCCTGGCAACTCCGCAGCTCATCACCACCCCCGGCCTGTACTACGTCGGCATTTCGTTCACTGCCGGTACCGTCCCGACCCTCGTGGGGACGACGATTG